TGTACATAAGTACCATTTTTGTTCTTAGGAACTAATTTGTATTTAAATTGTTTTACATATGCATTATCTTTAACCCCATCCTCTGTTGCTTTAGGGCCAGGACCTAATGTTGATCCAATTCCTTCTTTTTTAATTTTTTTTTTCTTTTTTTTAAAGGCATAAGGTGTAGCATATTGCATTCCTGTACCACTAGTAAAACTAGCTGACCCAGCTCCACCTCCTGTAGTAGACATTTCTTCAATTTCCCCTTCCATAGTCATTCTTTTATACTCATCTGGGTACTCGTTACGAAGATGTTTTCTAATTTTATTTCTTAAAAGTCTAGCTTCTTCATATATTTTTCTAAACTCTTCATCTGATTTGGTTTTGGTATAAACTCCTTTAGCTGTAGAGACTAACTCATCAACATCATCATTTAATTTATCAAATGCTGGGAGTTCAATTACTTTCCATCCTATTTGGCCTGTTTCTTTATCTATAGAATTAACTACAAATTTAGTATCTCCATCCTTAGAATAGGATACATCACCTATTTTAGCTCCTGTTTGTTGGGCTAGGTTAGGGGTAGGTGCTTCTTTAAGTTTATACCTATATGCCATTTGCTATTTGAATTTCGCTTATTAATTGATAATAACGTAACAAATCAACTAAATTGTTATCTCCAACTTTATCAGTCTTTTTTAATTCAGTTAAAAATTTAGCTACTTCAGTAATTTTGATTTGAGTAGCTTTATCCTTAATATTTTTTGATTCTTTAGCTAAGATAGACTTTAATTCTGTAATTTTAACATTGTAAAAATTTCTTAAGTCTGGGGTTGAGTCTACAGAATTAATATATTCTTTAAGAACTTGTTTTTGATCATTAGTTAAAGTATCATACTTATCATTAAATTTTTCTAATAATACCTTATAAGTTAAAGTTCTTACATCTTTATCATATGTAGAAAATTCTTTAAGTACTAATTCTTTAGAATCGGTTGATACTTCTTTTTTTGTTAAATACTCTAATAAAGTTACTTTATTATCTAATAATTGAGTTGGGTTAGAAATTGATTTTGAATTAACATTTTCTACCAGAGTGTACAAAGCTGCTAATTCTTTATAATTTGAAATTTTAGAACCAAAAAAGGATTCTAAATTATAATGTTTTTTAATTTCATTAATTAAATTATATTTTTGTTTTTTTAGAGATTTTCTATTAAATTTAGTAGATGCCTCTAATATAGTATCAATTACTAATGTAGCTCTACCTTCGGTTATTACTTTAGATTTAAGTACAGATTCATACAATTTATATTCTTTACCTAAAGAAGTATTAACAAAATATTCTTTTAATATATCTATAGCGGGTGAATTACCACCTTTAAGTGTATCAGCAGTAATTTGTCGTACTAACAGTTCAAATAATATGCCTGTATTTTTGTACTTTGAATGTTTTATCTTCATCAAAAAATATATTTATTTATAAATATGTAAAAGTTTTTACTTCTTTAATTGGTTTTCATCTAACAATGAAGATGTATCTTTATCCTCTTCAAAAATTAATTTCTTTTGGTTCATTTTTTTAAAAATATCTTTGTTTTTTAGATAAACAGTTTTTGCACTTTCAAGTGCTAAGGGACTTCCCCCCTTAAATTTAGGACGAATAGCATTAGAATCATTTTTATCCTTATCCTTCATACGTTTAACTCCTAATCTATCTTTACCAAAATTATCATCTTGTGTATTACGTTTTACATTAGTATCTTTTGGTCTACCTAATTTAGGATCATCTGCAGCATATTTTTCTGGGTCTGGGACCCCACCTGGATTTGTGTACATTCTTCCACTACCATATAGTGAAGCTAAGTCATGGGGTGTACCATATGATTTGCCAGTTTCAACTGGGTCGTTACCTTCTGCTTCAATTTGTGCTATTCTAAACTTACGTTTAGCATCTTCTCTAGATAAATCTCTGTATTCATCATATTGGTCTTCACTAAAGTGATATACATTATCATATATCCAATCAGATGGTACTAAATTTTGTTCTAATAATGTTCCAGCTAATTCTGTTTTAGATTTTAATAATTCAATTTTTTCTTGTTCTAATACTATAGATGGACTAGCCATATCTAATGTAAAATTGGTTAATGTTTCATCAGTATACCCTTGGGTATACAAATGAACTAAAGCAATTTTATTTAGTTCGGATAATAATATTCTTTGGATTCTTTCAATTGTACGAGCGAATCTAATATCTTGTTGAGCTAATGTAGCTTTACCTTCTACCCCTTCTTCATAACCTAAAAATGCTTTAGGTATTTTAAGTGCAGCAAATAATTTACCTCTTAAATATTCTACATCTTGGATCCCATCATATTGTAACCCAGGTGTAGTATCAATTTTTGTTGTAGTATCATTTCCACGAACTGGAATATAAAAATCTTCTAACATGTTTTGCATGTTATATTTTAAATTATATTCACCAGTTTTATTATCTTGGAATGGTGTACGTTTAAGTTGTGAAATAGTTTTTTGCATAAATGTTTCTATTTCATTTGGGGGAATAGACCCAACATTCATATAAAAAATACGTTTTTCAGGTGCACGAGCAATTCTATGAATTAACATTGCATCTTCCATTAGAACATATTGTTTATATAATTTACGAGCTGGTTCGATATATGCTCTACCATAAGGAAGATAATTAACATCCGATAATAATCTAAAGTGAGCCATTTCATAATTATCAAAAAATATGCCTGATTCATTTTCTAAATTTCCACCACCTGCTCCAGGTACAGGATACATTCCAGAACTTAAATTATCCATTCCATCTGGTGAATATCTATATCTTACTTCAGACGGATTATCTGGGTTGTAAGCTTCTTGTCTTTCGATGTGGTATGCTGTGTAAGGAATAACATTATAGACCCCATACTTTTCTGCAATTTCTAATTTTAAGAAAAAATCTCCATATTTACACATTTGTCTAACCCACATCCATAGATTAAATTCTACATTTAATACATCATAAAATAAATTATATAGTATTTTTTGTATATCTTCATTAGCACTTCTAATTTGAAGTACTTCACCCATATCATTTTTGAGTGTTGATTCATCTGCTAATACATCTAATGCAGAAGCGATAATAGCATCTTGATCCATTAAATCATATTCTGAGTATAATTGAGGTCTAAGGTACTGGTAATTCATATTAAATTGAGCACCATATAATGAAGAAGGACTAGTAGAATAAATTCTATTATATCTATCAATTAACGAATTAGTTTGTAATTCCCCAGTTGATTGTATTTTACCACTATCTATTACTTTTACTTGATTCCCCCCAACATTTCTGATGATTACATCAGTTGAAAATAATCTTTTTAATCTTGAAAATACGCTTTTATCAGCCATAATTTTATTTTATTGTTATAAATATTACTATAGAAGCCACCTAATGTCTTCTTTACCATCTCTAGTATCAATGTGGTAAGGGTTGTCAGATCCTTTAGAAAAGTAACCACCCTGATATGTTGTTCTATTTACAGTCATATTATTTAAAGCATTTTTAGTAGCTTCTAAACCCTGTTGTCTCATTTTTAAAGCAGTATCTCTTATATACATAGCTATACCAAATGACATTACTAAATCATCATTATACCCACTTTGAGCTTCCGCTCTATTATTTCTCCATATAAAGGTTTTCATTTCTTCAATTAACCTTTTTGATTGTATTGTTACACCTTTATCACCAATATATTCTTGGAATTTACCAATTATCATAGGTCTTGTTCTAGATGACATTGTAAAACCAGGAACCATTTTTGAATGGTCTTGGTATTTATCAAAATACGAATTAGAAGTTGGGGAATCACTCTTTTGTGAATAATAAAGATTTGGATAACCTCTATCTAAAGCAACTTGTATAGTTGCCCACCCAATATTAGCATTTTCTATTACTAACATAGCTTCATTATATTCAGTAGCTAAACCAACTAGTAAATGTCCATATTCCTTTGTACCTAACTGTCCTTTATATTCAGCAACTTGTGTATTATTTGCAACATCAATTACATGACAAGCTGAGTAATCCTTTCCGTCCCCACGAGCAACATCTGCTACAACAACATAATCTCTTGTATAATCAGGTGATTCCCAAACCCATAAATTTTGATCAACACCCCTCCTTTCTAAAGGGTCTTTAATATATGTTTTTTCATAAAAATCTATATACTCAGGATAAAACACAATATCACCAGAAGTTGAAAAATCACAATCACATTCTTGAGCCGCCATTCTTGGATCACCTAAAAGTTCATCTTGTCTTTTTCTCCATGCTTCATCTCTTTCTGGGTGTACATACCAAGGTAACTTAATTGGTAAAAATTCATTTTCTGAAGCTTCTGCCCTCGTCCAAGTTTGGTGAAACCAATTTCCGGTACCGTAAGGAGTTGATAATGCTATACATCCACCTCCTGTTGCTAATGTTTGTTGAGCTGATGCCCAAATCTCCCCAATATTGTCAATAAATGCTGCTTCATCAATTAGCAATAAAGATACTGCTTCTGATCTACCCGCATCACTACTTGCAGATGTTGCTTTTATTTGGGATCCATTTTTTAACCTTAAATTTAATTTATTATTTTCAGAAGCATCTATTTTAAGCCATGAAGGTAAATTTTCGTACATAAATTTTACCTTTGTAACCATATTTTTAGCTGTTTCTTGTTTTGTTGCTATACA